AACAAAAGATGGTGTTGAAACTTATATGGTTGACGCTAATTATTCAGATAGTGGTGATACAGAATATGTTGCTAAAGTGGTTTATGATTTATCGGATCCTTATGCAAAAGAAGAAGGATATGTAGAACTTGATTCAGATGCTGAAGAAGTTATTAAAAATCCATATACAGCAAATGAAGGAATTTAACAAAGGAGAAACTATGATAGAAACAATCGCAACAATTGATATACTAAATTTAGCAGTAGATCAATTAGATGAAGGTAGAACTTTAGATTGTAAAGATACCTTAATTACATATAGAGATAAACTTCAAAAAGAAGTTGATGAGTTTGATGAGTGGGCAAAAACACAATCAGATATACATACACAATTAGAACTTGAAGTGGAGGGTAAATAATATGGAAATGTTTATTTTAATGCTTGTGATATTAATGTCAGCAATAGCGATAACTTATGCAGGTGAGATTTACTTATATCTATCCTTAACATTAGGGTCGTTTATTAATGATATTAAGAACAAGTTTAATACAACTAAAACTAGAAAAAAATAGATGATGTATACCACGTATTTAATACGAATCGCTAATCCTGACGCACCTGGATGCGTCCTAGAACGTAAAAAATCGTTATTTTACGTCAGTTTTTAAGACTTGACAAATAGCGTGTTTTATGATACAATTAATGAATAAACTAACAAAAACTATGAAAGGACAAATATATGTCATTTAGATACGATAAAGAAAACTTGTTTAAAGAGTTTTACGTTGCAAAAGATAAAGATATTGCTTTATCAAAAAAAGATACACTTGAAGAAAAAGAGGTAGATTATTATACTAATCGTATTCAATTCTTCAAAGATCACATAGAACTTAAAAAACAACATCCAGAGTATTACTCTAATGTTGATATTAATTTTGAGAACTTGTTATCTTGTTACTTGACTACAGAACCGAGAGAAACTTTTTATCAAAAGATTTTCGGTAGATCATTTGCTGAAGTAAGAGCAGATTCTATACCAACTTCTATTAAAGATTTTTAATGACAACTAAAAAAGATTTGTACAAAGCTCGACTTGACCATTACAACTGGTTAATTTCAAAAGGTATTAAAACTACCTTTGAAGAGGTTTGTACATTTCAAAAACCAAATACTAAATCAAAACCAGGTGAATTAGATTTGAGTCATTTAAAAGTAAGAGATTCTATACCGTGCAGTAATAATATCGGTGGTAGTACAGCAAAGAGAGTTTACGCTACACAACTTCCTGCTGGCAAAACAATTAGTGTGGCGTATAATAAAGGTCCTTATATGGTTGTTGATGCTAAGGATTTTAAAACTATGGGAAGGAAAATATAATATGAGAACAATGATGTTATTAACAATCATTACTTTAATGACTATGGCAATTGCTAAGAGTGAAGAAGTCACAATGGATCAGAAAGTAAAAAATTATATTGTGAAAGAATGGAACGATATTAAAGAGTTTCAAAAAGCTGGTTGGGAAGAAGGCAAAAAACAAAATGCCAAAAACTGGTCTAAAATTAAATCTTTATTAGGTATTAATTAATATGTTACACAGAATTAGTGATCTTTGTAAAAAAATTGATGGTATCAAAACTGTCAGTGATAGATTGTATAATTTAAAATATAATAATCCTAAAACTAAAGAAAGAGATATTGAAGTTAATAACTTAATAGAAGATATACAAATGCAATGCCGATTAATCGCAAATGATAAAGGTAAATATGACAGATAAACAATACACAATTAATAGTTTAAAAGAAAGAAAATTAGAATTAGAGGAAGAATTACATTTTAAAAGTAGTAATTCATTAAATGATGAACTATATGAAATTAATGATACTCTAAAAAAACTAGGTGAGAATGAAGAAAACAATATTACTATTATTAATTAGTTTGTTTATAACTAATTGTGCAGCTAATAGATCACAAGTCGGTGCTGTGTTAGGTGCAACAACAACTACGGCAACTTGTGTAGAATTAGGTGCAAATCATCCTGCTGTAATTGCTACTTGTGCTGTGACAGGTGCTTTTGTCGGTGCTGAAGTTATGTACAAATCAGATTATGATGTTCATCAGGCAGTATTTGTAGATCATTTAAACAATGGTCCTGGTGGTTCTAGTTATACAAATTGGTACAATCAAAAAACAGGTAACTCAGGTATTATTAAAACAACAAGGTCTTATATAGAAGGACCTATCAAGTGTAAAGATTATGATGCTGTTGTAGATATAACTAATCAATGGCCTTTGCTAGGTGTTGGCGGTGTAAATAGAAATACAATCTTTGGTACTGCTTGTCAAATGCCAGACGGTCGTTGGGTTGAAAAAGATTTTTTATTGAAAGGTAAGTATGTCAAAAATTAGTAAGATTATATTATTTGCAATTATATTTTTTGCTATGTTATCGTTTCAACGATATGCAGAATCATTAGCAGACAACCACGATTTATCTGGTGTAACTGTACCGATTGAAAAGGTTTCAACTGGTGATAAGGTTATAGACATATTAGATAAAATGGAAAAAGCAGATAGTAATGTTTACTACGATAAAATTACAACTATTGAACCTAAAAAAGTAGATGGTCAATATTGCTTTGTTAAAGTTATAATCAAACAAAGTGAAAACACTATTGTTAAAGAAGAAGTTTTGGAGTGTAGTGATGGTAGAAAAACAGCAACAGGACCTAGTTATTGGGAATTGTTTGCTCAGTTTTATTACCGTGATGTTAATACACCAGAATACTGTAGATTTTACAGTAGACCAAATCACGTTTTTAAGTCGTTCGGAAAAACGTGTTTAAAAGTGAACGGTGAATGGGAGGTAAAATGATTAAAAATCTAATCATTATCGCTTTAATTGCTATAATTGTAACTCAAACGGACATTGGTTTTAATGACATTTTGAACTATATTCAAATAACGCTTGACAAAGTACAAGAAATAGTATATAATATAAGAAGTGAGGTAAAATAATATATGATGAAACAAGTAAAAGTATTATCAGTTTTGATGTTAGGACTATTTCTAACTAATTGTGCTGGTACATACAAAATCAAAAAAGAGTCTGGTGGTAATGTCGTTGATACTGTACCAAGTTGGTATATGGCAGATATTACTGAATCAAAGGCTTGCGATAAAGCAATCTTTGGTAAAGACAAAGATAAAGTTTGTATCTACGGTGTAGGTACTTCGGTGTCGCCTGACTTAAATCTGTCTATTGAAAAGGCAAAGATGATTGCTAAATCAGAACTTGCCGACATTATTAAAGGTGAGATGAATAAACAATCTAAACAGTTTATTACAGAATTAGGTAAATCACAAACTAAAACTGTAGTAAGTGAGGTTGAATCTACTTTAGTCAATGTAATCAAAGATACACCAGTTAGAGGTTATGAGGTGTTTGCACAAGATGTAACACTTACAAAAAATAACTACTATCGTGCTTGGATCGGTTTAAGACTTCCAATGGGTGAGTTTAACAAGATGTATAACTATACAATAGAAGAAGCGGTTGACGCTTACAACATAAAGTCAAAAGCACAGATCGCTTATGATAAAGTGTTAGGAAATACAGATGACAAAGATAGTAATTTACAGTAAAAATAACTGTGTATATTGTACCAAGGCCAAGAACCTTGTAACTAACCTTGGCCTTAGTTACGAAGAAAAAAGTTTTGAAAAAGATTTTAATGGTGATGTGGATAAATTAGTAGAACACGTTGGTAAAAAAGTTAGAACAATGCCACAAATAAAAATTAATGACAATTTAATTGGTGGATATAATCAACTTGTTGAATATTTTGTTGAACAAGGGAAAGTGAATTTTAAGGGTGAGATTATTAGTGAGTAATGATAAGATAATACATTTTCCTACCGAGAGAATTGTAAATCAAAAAACAAGAGAACTTGATGAACAACGTAGAAAAATGGGTGATAAACTTGCCAAAGAAATTCAGAAACAACAAACTAAAAACTTTGTTGAAACGGCAGTAGATGATATTAGTATGAACTTGTTAAAGAACTTTGTAGATTTAGCAATGAAGACTAATCATCCGCAGTTTACAAAAGACTTAGCATTATTAGTTGATGTAATGCGAGGTATGATTTATAGAGATTTTGGATTACAACATCCTGCTCAAAAATTGAGTGATAAAATGGTAGATTTAAAGACTAATAGAAGTGGTACATTGTCAGCAAAGATTGATTATTCAAAAGTAATAGAAGATGTAACTATAAAATCAAAACCTATTAGTACAAATATTAAAGACGAATTAAAGGATCTAAATGATACAGCAGGTTTCTTTGAACCAGATGGTAATTTAGATGACTAACAGAATTGCAAATGCAATCGCCTTAACAGGTTGTAAAATAGTTAACGTGAAAGGAGTTTAAACAAATGTTTAAATTTTTATTTAATAATAAAGGAGAAGATAAAATGGCAAGAGCTAAAATATCTAAAACACAAAAGGTATTAAACCTTTTAAATTCAGGTGCAGAAATCACTTGGAAAACACTAAGACAAAAGTTTGATCTTAGATCACCAACTTCAATGATTGGTAAATTAAGAAACCAAGGTGTTATGATTTACACAAATAAAACATCTAAAGGTGTTTCTTACAGAGTCGGTACGCCTTCAAAAGCGATTATCGCTGCTGGTCAAAAAGCATTATTCGGCAATACTGCTTACGGTGCATAATTAATAGGGGCGCTTCGGCGCCCCCACCACACTATGACAGAATTTAAAAACGGAATTTATAACACATTAAGAAGTTTAATAGGCACAAGTATTGGTCGTGCCTTCATTTATACTTTAGGTCACATTATAATTGCTATGACTTGTAATAGATTGATTACAGGTGCAGAATGGAAACTTGCAGGTATTGACGCAATTATAGAACCTATGATCAATGGTGTTTGGTATTATGTACTAGACAAATCTTGGAGTAAATATGGCAAATAAAACACAAATTTTAAATGAGATCAAAGCATTAGAAAATACAAATAAGTATTTTAAAAAAATATTTGAACCACAAGATTGTGGTTGGATGAATACTACAATAGACGGTAATAAATTTAGAATTAAGGTATTAAAAGATGAACTCAAAAATAAAAAGTCAAAACATTGGAGTAACTATCTCTAAAAAAGAATATCAATCTATAGCAGATTGTATTCGTAGCGATCAGGTTCCTGCTAATCATATCGCAGAATATTTTGAAGATAAAGATTTTTACAAATGGTATAAAAAGAAATATTTAAATGACTAAATTTTATAAAATATCACCGAAGTTTAAAAAATCAATTTACGAATATCAAACATTTAAAGATGAAGAAAAAGGTGTGTCTTGTGTAACGGAAGAAATGTACCGTTGGGGTCATTGTATTTTAAAAGTTGAAAATGATGAAGAATTACAAGATATAATTGGTGATAAAGATGACGCCTATAATGAATTTGAATTTGACCATACAATGACCGAAGATCAGGAAGTTGATGACCAATGTTCTTTTTATTTTAATGATGTAAAAGGAATGAGTATCGAAGAATTGGAAGAAAAATATGAAGAAGATGGCCACGATTATTTACTAGATACTTTTGGTGAACCACACGAGTTTTATACCGTTTACCATGGTGAATTAAATGTAGAAGATGTAACGGAAGAGTGGTCTAAAAAATGATTTTAGTTGATTTAAACCAAGTATTAATATCAAACCTTATGGCACAAGTTAGAGGCAAAGGTGATGTAAAACCTAACAAAGAAATGATTAGGCATATGGTATTAAACTCATTAAGAGGTTTCAATGTAAAGTTTAAAGAAGAATATGGTACAATGGTATTGTGTTCAGACGCAGGTGATCCTTGGCGTAGAGATTTTTATCCACACTATAAACACAGTAGAAAGATGGCAAGACAAGATGGTCCTTTTGATTGGGACAATATCTTTAATGTTATTACAGAAATTAAGAATGAATTAAAAGAAAACTTTCCATATGTAGTAATGTATGTAGAGAACTCCGAAGCAGACGATATAATTGCTACATTAGTAAAACAACAAACTGAAGACAAGTATTTAATCGTTTCAGGTGATAAAGACTTTGTACAACTACAACATTATGGTAATGTATATCAATGGTCGCCTTTATTAAAAGGTTATATAGGTGAAAACGAGGATCCTGTAAAATTTTTAAGAGAACAAATTATCAAAGGTGATAGATCAGACGGTGTACCTAATATATTAAGTGATGATGAAATCTTTGTAAGAAACGAAAGACAAAAACCTATCAGAGCAAAACAATTAGAAGAATGGACTGATATTGATAACATACCACTAGGTGCAGAAACAAAGAAGTATTATAATAGAAATAAGAAATTAATAGACTTATCGCAAATACCACAAACAATAGAAACAAACATTATAAATACATATAAGAACTATAAAGTAAAAGACAGGTCGCTACTGTTAAATTATTTTATAGATAAAAAATTGAAGTCTTTGATAGATAAGATTAATGACTTTTAAAATGGAGAAATTATGGCTATAGCAACAAAAAATCTAAATCAAGGTCTTGGTATGGAAGGTTCAGGACAACCTTTAGTACACGAGATTTTTACACAAATCAATAACGCAAAAGACAAACCTAAAAAGATTGCTGTTTTAAAACAACACGACAATCCTGCAATGAGGCAATTGTTAAAGGCGGCATTTGATCCTAAAATAGAATGGGATTTACCAGAAGGCATACCACCTTATATTGCAAATGAGGCACCTGCTGGTACTGAACATACTAGTTTATTGTCAGAATCGAAAAAATTATATCACTTCGTAGTTGGTGGTAATAACACAATAAACAAGTTAAAAAAAGAAACTATGTTTATACAGATGT